ATAATAGAGGGTAAGAAAAAAATATCACTACAAGAAGAAAAGGTGGATTATCTTGAAGCCATAGTAAAGGGATTATCGAATAGAGGATATTTAATTAAAAATGCAATCGATTGGAAACGATTCACAGAAGGTCATTGAAGTAATTGAGGTTACTAAGAAAGATGAAGTATTCCTCAAAATAAGCTGTGAAGCTGGCGTAGCACAAGAAATTTGTGATTATTTCACATTTACTGTACCGGGCCACACATTCATGCCAGCATATCGTATGAAAATTTGGGATGGTAAGATAAGATTATTCAATATTCACAATAGGTTACTGTATGGTGGATTACTTGAGTACGTGTTTATCTTTGCGGAGCCCCGAAATTATCGAGTGGCCCCGATAGGTTTTGATTGGAAACCTAGAAAAATAGCAAAAAATCAAGCTTTCCTTGATGACTTAAAGTTACCTTTTGAACCAAGAGATTATCAATTAGATGGATTTCATCATGCCTTATCATACAAAAAAAGTTTATTAGTATCACCTACCGCAAGTGGAAAATCCCTAATCATCTATTTAATTGTACGAGCACTCAATGTTAAAACATTAATAATCGTTCCTACCACTTCACTTGTTTCACAATTATATTCAGATTTTCAAGAGTATGGATGGGATTCCGCAAAGTATTGTCATCAAGTCTATGCCGGACAAGATAAGGTTTCCGATAAACTAGTGGTTATTTCAACGTGGCAATCTATTTACAAACTTAACAAAAAAACATTTGAACCATATAGGTTAGTGATTGGTGATGAGGCACATGGATTTAAATCTAAATCCCTTACAACTCTTATGACTAAATGTGTGAACGCTGAATATAGAATTGGAACTACAGGAACATTAGATGGAACACAAACACATAAATTAGTACTTGAAGGTTTATTTGGTAAGGTTTATAAAGTTACAACAACTAAAAAGTTGATGGATCGAAAAGAGTTATCTTCTTTAAATGTGGAAATTATATTGTTAAAGTATCCTGATGTGATCTGTGAGCAATTTAAACAAATTAAGTATGCAGATGAGATAGAATTCTTGGTAGGTCATGAGAAAAGGAATAAATATATAAGAAACTTAGTATTGTCTTTGGAAGGTAATACTTTGTTACTCTTTAGATTAGTGAAAAAACATGGACGTATTTTATACGATATGATCGAGGAGAAGACAGATGACAATAGGAAGACTTTTTTTGTATTTGGAGGAACAGAAACCGAGACTAGAGAACAGATACGAGCAATCGCAGAAACAGAACGAGATGCCATCATCGTGGCAAGTTATGGGGTATTCAGTACCGGCATCAACATTAGGAATTTGCATAACATTGTGTTCGCTTCTCCTTCTAAATCTCGCATACGAAATCTTCAATCGATAGGTCGAGGATTACGATTATCAGATACAACAGATAAAACTACCTTATACGATATAGCAGATGACTTGAGATGGAAGAATAGAAAAAATTATGCTTATCGCCATCATGAAGATAGATTAAAAATATATGATGAGGAAAAGTTTCCATACAAGATTCACAATATTACATTAAAGGTATAAATGGAAAAATTGGATAAAGATAATCTAAAAGTAATTAGATTAGATAATGGTGAAATAATTTTCTCTAAAGTTGTAGTAAATGATAGAAGTAAGGATAATGGTTATTTAGAACTTCATTGGCCGATGAAAGTGATGATGAAATTTAATGATGATAAAAGAGAATCACAAATGGCACTACTTAAATGGCTACCCTTTACAGATACTACATTTGTACCCCTAGCAGCAAGGTGTATTATGTCTGTTTCGGAATTGGGAGAAGATTATCAAGAATTTTATATAAATTCTGTAAAAGAAGATATGGGACATAATAAAGATCAAGAAATGAACAAAATGACAAAAATATTAGAAGATTTTGAACCTGAAGGATTAATGAACTAAACTTGACATCTACCAAATTTATGATATAATAATAATACGACATTAATTGAAATAAAGAATATTATGGCTAAACGAAAATCAAGTAAGAATAAACTACACTATGTGGACAATGCCAAATTTTTAGAGGCAATGATTGAATATAAAGCAGAATATGATAATGCACGTAAAAAGAATAAAGAACTTCCTCAAATTTCAGAATATCTAGGTTCAGTATTTTTAAAGATTGCTCAAAGATTATCATTCAGACCAAACTTCATAAATTATGCATTTAAAAATGATATGATTTCTGATGGAATAGAAAACTGTTTACATTATATCCACAATTTCAATCCAGAAAAATCCAACAATCCCTTTGCTTATTTTACTCAAATAATTTATTACGCCTTTATTCGAAGAATTCAAAAAGAGAAAAAACAGTTATACATAAAATATAAAAGTATGCAAAACTATGAAACAAATCCTAATTATATGGATATTGATCTTAGTGGTGAAGCAAATGAGCATGAAAACATTAATGATTATAAAAATTCAGATTTCAAAGTAATAGTTGATGAATTTGTAGATACCTTTGAAAAGAGTAAGAAAAAGAAAGTTACTAAGAAACAAGATACAGCTTTAGAACTTTTTATGAGTGCAGCATGAAAATAGCTTTAATCACAGATACCCATTGGGGAGCACGTGGAGATAGTCTCACCTTTCTAAATTATTTTAAAAAGTTTTATGATAATATTTTCTTTCCCTACCTTGAAGAACATAATATCAAAACATTAATTCATTTAGGTGATGTAGTTGATCGTAGAAAATTTATTAACTTCAAGATACTGAATGATCTACGAACAAATTTTGTTGAACGCCTATGGAAGATGGGAATTGATACACATATCATTATAGGTAATCACGATACTTTCCATAAAAATACTAATGAATTAAATTCCATAGAAGAAATATTTACTACACATGAGGGTAAGGTAGAGCCGTGGATGTATTCTTCACCAAAAGAAGTTGATTTTGATGGATTGGGTATACTTATGATGCCGTGGATAAATGAAGATAATTATGGTGAGTGTATGAAATCAATTCAGAATACACAATGTCAAATTCTTATGGGTCATCTTGAAGTAAAAGGATTTGAACAACATATTGGATCATGGAGTCATGAAGGTGTAGAAGCAAAACTCTTTGATAAGTTCGATATGGCTATGAGTGGACATTTTCATCACAAGTCTGACAATGGAACAGTTTATTATCTTGGAAATCCTTATGAGATAACATGGAGTGATTATAAGGACGCCAGGGGTTTCCATATCTTTGATACAGAGACAAGAGAGTTAGAATTCATACAAAACCCCTATAGAATGTTCAGAAAATTTTATTATGATGACAGCGAAGAAACCTTTGAATCATTAACTGAAAAAGATTATAGTGAATATGAAAATACACATGTAAAAGTAGTAGTTCAAAAGAAAACAAATCCCTTTTGGTTTGATACTGTATTAGATAAGTTGTATACAGAAAATGTAGCTAATTTAGTAGTGGTTGAAGATTTTTCAGATTTGGAGTTTATGGAAGATGATGAATTAATAGATGAAGCACAAGACACCCTAACAATTTTAAGTAAATATGTAGACTCATTAAACATAGAAAATAAAACTGAATTAAATATGTTGATGAGAAATTTATATAATGAAGCCTTAACTGTGGAGTCAATATGATGGAAACCTATGCAGAAAGACTTGAAAGAGAAAAAAAGGAGAAAATGACTAATTATAATTTTGATGAAATGAAAAGACAAGAAAAGGCCAAAGTAGAACGTAATTTGGGTTCTGCAGACTATGATGGTTGTTTAGGTCAAACTGATATACCGGCTGTTGCTCCTGAATGGGATGCAAGAAGGAGTGAAGAAGAACTACAAAAAAGAAAAGAATTCGCTCAAGACTTAATCGAGAGTGAACAACTACCAAAAGGATCTACAAATGTAGAACTAGAAATATCAAATAGTGATCTCCTACATCTAGCCAAAGCGGCACATGATAGAGATATAACCTTAAATCAATTATGTATTGATGTTCTTAAAAGTGCTTTTGATGATCTTGATTATCGATTTGAACATTCCTCAAAACCTGTCGTACTCAAAGAATACTAAACCTTGATATATTTTAAAAATATTAGGTGGAAGAATTTACTGAGTACCGGCAATCAATTTACAGAAATAGAATTAAATAAAACTTCCACTACACTAATTGTCGGAGAAAACGGATCAGGCAAATCTACTGTTTTAGATGCGTTGTGCTTTGGTCTATTCAGTAAACCATTTAGAAGAATTAATAGACCCCAATTAATCAACTCTATTAATGATGGTGGACTGTTAGTAGAGATTGAGTTTGAAGTTGGTAGTAAATCCTACATGGTTCGTAGGGGAATCAAGAAAAACATCTTTGAAATTTTTGTTGATGGTCAAAGATTAAATCAAGATGCCAAGACTCAAGATCAACAAGAATACCTTGAAAAGACAATACTCAAACTGAACTACAAATCATTTACACAAATTGTTTTATTGGGAGCAAATCATTATATCCCATTTATGCAATTAAAGACACAAGATCGTAAAGGTATTGTTGAAGATTTACTTGATATTCAAATTTTCTCTGTAATGAATCACTTATTGAGATATAAAATATCAGAAAATAAAGAAGAACATCAAAATGTTGAAGTCAATAGAAAATTATCTGTAGGAAATATTGATACTACTGAAGGTGTAATTAATGATTTAAAAAAGACCAAGAAAAATCAAATTCAACAAAATGAACGTGATATTAGTAACAATGAAAAAGAAATTGAGTCATTAAATACAAAAATACAAGAATTGATAGATTCAATATCAAATGATAAAACGGCTCAAACTCTTAAGGAGTTAGAAGGATATCAAGATGGTATTGAACGAAAGATGTTAGCAGCCGAAAAGGAAATCGAATTTTATGAACAAAACGATACGTGTTCTACTTGTAGTCAAGAACTAAATGAAGAACACAAAAAGAAGATGATTTCCGCACATCATGGAATAATGCATACGAGTAAAGGTGGATTATGGGAACTTGGTAACAAAATTAAAGATTTAAAAAAACGATTAGAAGAAGTAACAAATACTCAAACAGCTATAACTACACATCAAAATCAAGTTCAAGCAATTGGTGGTTATATTACAAAGCTAAAAGATCAAATTAAAGAAATAGAAGAAAGAGAAGATGATCTTGATGAAAAGGTAAAAAAGTTAAAAGAATTGAAAGAAGAATTTAAATCATGTATAGAACAGTTAGAAAAATTATCAGAACAGAAACAGTTGTATGAAACTGCAACTATTTTATTAAAAGATACTGGTATCAAAACACGTATCATTAAACAATATCTTCCTATAATGAATACGTTAATTAATAAATATCTGGCCTCAATGGATTTCTTTGTGTCTTTTAATTTAGATGAAAAATTTGAAGAAAGCATTAAGTCAAGACATAGAGATGAATTCACTTATGATTCATTTAGTGAAGGTGAAAAGATGAGAATAGACTTGGCACTTCTTTTCACTTGGCGAACTATTGCTAAGATGAAGAATAGTGTAAATACAAATTTACTGATTTTAGATGAAGTATTTGATTCCTCTTTAGATGCAAATGGTACAGATGAATTTTTAAAGATACTTAATCATTTAACAGGAAAACAAAATGTTTTTATTATTAGTCATAAGGGAGATGTACTCTTTGACAAATTTAAAGATGTTATTAGATTTGAGAAATTTAAAAACTTTTCGAGGATAGTATGAGAGAATTAGTATTAGAAGATGATCCTATTTTAAGGAAACGAGCAGTTCCTTTTGATTTTGATAATCCACAAGAAGACCCAGAAAAATTAACAGAAGAATTGTTAGATGCAATGCAAAAGTATGAAGGAATCGGTTTATCTGCTTGTCAAATAGGAGTTGACTTAAAAGTATTTGTGATGAGATATAATGGTGGTGCACTAGCAATGTTTAATCCAAGAATAGTTGAATATTCTCCACAAACCACATATATTAGCGAGGGATGTTTATCTTTTCCGGGATTATTTTTTCCAGTAGAGAGGGCGTATGGAGTTTCTACAGAATATTATCGAAAAGACGGAATTAAGATGAGTGGTACATTTGTTGATATAACAGCAAAATGTTTTCAACATGAGTATGATCACATGTTAGGTAAATTATATACAGATGGAGTCAGCAATTTAAAATTAAAGAATGCCAGAAAAAAACAAGCACTCTGGAAAAGGAAAAATGGAAGAGTTCAAAGTTAAAAAAGATAAGAAAATCAGTAGGAAGAAAAGACGCCAAAATAATGATTATAAAAATTGGTCTGTAGATGATGTAGAAGACTTAGAAGAGGAGGAAGAAAAAGAGATAAATATTAGATAGAAAGAACTTTTAAGGAGAATAAATGAAAATAGGAACAAAACTTTTAAAATGGTGGTTAATATTTTGCTTGATACTTATAGGGTTTGGCACATCATATCATTTTAACTTGCATTCACTTTTATATTATGCAGATGTTACTAAACTTAGTTTTCTGATTATTATCATTTTCGTATTTACCTCAGTTTGGATTGGAAGAAAAACTTACGATTTAGAAACTAATTCTGACATTGATAATAAAATCGATGTTGGATGGTTTATTGCTGAAACTTGTCTTGCATTAGGAATGGTTGGAACAGTAACCGGCTTTTTGTATATGTTAGGAACAGCATTCGAAAATATAGATGTTTCCAATACACAAACGTTACAAGACGCCCTTGCCTCAATGGCGAAGGGAATGTCTACCGCACTATATACAACCTTAACGGGTTTAATTGCTTCAATAGTCATTAAAGTACAATTAGTGAATTATGAAGTGGGCGAAGAAACTAATGAGTTACTTCAAGGATAGCCCATGTTCGATAAAAATAGATATAAGTCAACTATCGGGTTTACCGATATGTTGTTTAACGTATTGGTCGGTTTTGCCTTTCTTTTTATTGTGGCATTTTTACTTATAAAGCCCGAATCTAAAAAAGAAGATTTTGAAAGAAAAGCAGAATTTGTTATTGTTATGGAATGGGATCATGATCAACCTGATGATATTGATCTTTATGTACAAGATCCAACAGAAAATAAAGTACACTTTAGATTACCCATAATTAATTTTATGTATTTAGATAAAGATGATTTGGGCTTTGCAAATGATGTTGTAACAAATGTCGATGGTACAGTACAAAAAGTAAATATCAATAGGGAAGTAGTTACTATTCGTGGAATCATTCCTGGCGAATATATTGTTAATGCACATTATTATTCTTCAAGAGAGTGGACACGCATGGGACAATTAGCTACGAATGTTGGAATTGTTCCAGAAGTCTCAAGTGAGAAAGTTTATAATAAAAAAGAACCATTAACTGTAAAAATAGAACTACATAGAGTTGATCCTTATAAAATTATGTGGGTAGGTGAAAAGAAATTTTTTCGTAAAGGTCAAGAAGAAACTTTTGTGAGATTTACTATAGATAAGGTGGGAGAACAAATTGGAGCCTTTTCTTATGAAGAAAAACAGTTTGTGACTCCATTTGATAATAGAGTAGGAATGGTCGCCCCTGCTCATGAACCAACAGGTTCACCATATATAAATTCGGGTACAGAAGAATCTCATTATTCTGAACGAGATACAGGTACGGTTTCTGAAGAGTATGATGGGGTGGGGGGATTTTAGATATGATAGGAATTTTAGTTTTTGGATTAGTAGTTCTTTCTACTGTTTGTCTTTGGTTATTAATCGAACAAAGAAAGAGTTGGAAATTTTTGATTTGGTTTATCCCTATTCTTTTAGTATTAAGCGCTTCAACTTATGTTACTTATACTTCAATATTAGGTTTTCCAAAAGTTGGAATACCACAAAAAGGAATGTATTTAAAACACTTTGTGGATGAACCAAGATGGATTTATCTATGGGTTTTGGGTAAAGATAAAATACCAATGTCATATCAAATAGTTTATTCTAAAGAAACACATAATTCATTAGAGGGAGTTAAAGGTAAATCAGAAGAAGGTGCTTTTATGGTTTTAGGAGAAGATTCTGATTTAGAAGTAGATGAAGGAGATGGTAAAGAGCAAAACACTCGGCGAGGTTTTACAATAGGTGGTGATATAGGATTTTATGAATGGGATTTTGAAACAAGTCTTACACCAAAAGACACACAACAATAATAAAGGAACAAATGCAAAAAAAGCTATTATTAGTTTTTATAATGGCGACATGGATGGTTGTTGGTTGTACAACAAATTTTACAAATACAGATAAAGATGGTTGTTATGGATTTTGGGAAGATAATCGATGGGGATTGAAAAGAGGAACTATAGTTGGAAAAAATGCTAATTATAAGAAACCTTATCGACAATGTGTAGATGAAGATAATCATATATTAAATAAAGAAAAAAGACCTTATGGTTAAATAGGAGATTATTATGTTTAGATTCTTTTTGAATAAAAAATGGTGGTTGTGGTCTTGGCTTGGTTCAATAATTATTTTGGGATCACTTTGGGTTCAAGTAAAAATTGATGTAAAAATAAATGAATGGTTTGGTGTTTTTTATGACATGATACAAAAAGCACTTGCTACACCAAATGCAGTTACAATAGAAGAATATTTTGCGAGTTTATTTTCTTTTATTACACTAGCAGGAATATATGTTGGACTTTATGTTGTAATAAGTTATTTTACAGCCCATTATTTGTTTAGATGGCGTACAGCAATGGTTGAGTGGTATCATAGTGTATATGAGAAAGCCAGAACAATAGAAGGAGCATCACAAAGGGTTCAAGAAGATACAATTAAATTTACCCGTATAATGGAAAGTTTAGGAACATCTTTAATTGAATCAGTTATGGTTTTGGTTCAGTTTATTCCTATACTATTTGGATTGTCAATAGGTATTCCAATATTCTTTTTTGGTGAATGGGAATATGGATTGATTACAGGTGCATTACTTTGGACATTAGGTGGTACTGCTTTTTTAATTGGATTAGGGTGGATATTACGTCTAGTTGGTATAGAATATGATATACAAGCAAAGGAAGCGGCATATAGAAAAATACTTGTCATTGCCGAAGATGATGGAACAGTTAGACCAAAGAAAATTGAGGAGTTTTTTGAAGATGTTCGTAAGATTCATTTTTTAAGTTACTTACGTTATCTATATTTTAATATTGGTCGAATGGCATACTTACAAGCAAATGTATTATCAGCTTATGTATTCCTAGCACCAGCAATAGTTGCAGGAGTGATGACTCTAGGTGTAATGCAACAAATAATAAGGGCATTTGGTCGAGTAGAAGGATCGATGCAATATCTATTAAAGGCGTGGCCTACCATTATTGAATTAATGAGTGTCTATAGGCGTTTA